CTGAGGTCGAGAAACTCGCCACCCACTATCAGGGGCTCGACCTCGTGGGCGCCGATTCGGGCAAGCCATTTACCCTAAACCCCTGGCAACTGTGGGCAATCAGCCAGTTCTGGGGTTGGAGATTTGCAGACGATGGGCTGCGCAGGACAAAGATGGGTCTGCTTCAAGTGGCTCGCGGCAACGGAAAGACGACGCTGATGGCCGGCCTTGCGCTCTACGACCTGTTCAGTGGGCGCGGCAAGCGCGTCGATCTGCTCGCCAACAGTGAACGACAGGCCGAGCTCTGCATGGATACCGCGCGCTCGATGATCCGCGCGCTCGATCGCGAGGGCGTGAAGATGGCCTACAACATCATCGGCATCGCCGAAACCGACAGCGAGATGCAAGCGAGGCCGGCGAAAGCCTCCAGTCTTGACGGCTTAAACCCGTCGCTATGGATCGGTGACGAGGCTGCGGAGTACTCTGGAAGGTGGTTGACGAAGCTCACCACGACCGGCGCCAAGCGCGCCGAGTCGCTTGGCATCCTGATCTCGACGCCTGGAGCCAACGACGACAGCATCTACGGCGAGTATCTCCGCAAGGGCGAACGCGTTTTGCGGGGCGAGGAAGATGACGACGACTTCGCGCCGATCATGTACGGCATTGATGCAGCCGACCAGCTCGACGATTCAGACTTGTGGATCAAGGCCAATCCCGGAATACCTCACGGTCAACCCGCGCACAAATCCCTAAAGCGCTCGTGGAACACCATGAAGACGAGCCCGATGGGGCGCGGAGAGTTCAGCCGATACCACGCTGCGCGCACATCAGCCGAAGGCGACTCGTGGCTCGACATGCTCAGTTACCCCGAAACCCCTATTGACACGCACGCTCTTGAGGGTTTGGATGCATGGATTGGGCTCGATCTCAGCAAGTCGTTTGATCTCACCGCGGTATCTGTTGCGATCCCGCTTGAAGATGGGCGCGTTGCAATCGAAGGCCACTACTGGTGGCCGCGCGCCGGAGTCGCACAGCGCGAGCTCGACTACCGCATGCCAGTGCAGCAGTGGGCGCACGAGGGAAAAATAACACTTACCCCGGGCTCCGAGATTGACTACGAACAGGTGCGCGATCGCATCCTTGAGATCACTAAACGCTTTAGAGTGCGGGGCGTGGCGTTCGATCCGTGGGGATCCAAGTACCTAGTTGAGCAGCTGGAAGGCGACGGCGTACCGATGACCGCCATGCGGCAGGGCGTTGCACTCTCTCCAGGCTGCATGCTGTGGCAGAATCTATGGCTCGGAAAGAAGATTGCAATCGGCAACGATCCAATCTTTAAGCAGGCGTGCCGTAACGCGATCGTGCGACGCGATCGAAATGGCAACATCGTTATGGATAAGTCTGTTGCAACTAAGGTAATCGACCCACTCGTAGCAGCCGTGATGGCCGTCAATCTGTGGGGTGGTAAGCGCGCGTCGTGCTATGAGGAAAGTTAAGTTACGCGCAGACTTAGATACTTGACAACAACTAACATCCGCGCGTGCTTAGGAAACTGCTCAGTAGGCTCTTCGTCGCACCTTACAGCGCGACTTACCTACCGTCTTACGGCGTTGGCTCTATACCCATTCTCAGCCCGATGCAGTCGCTGCGGTTCACTCCGGTCTATCGCGCCGTCACTCTGATCGCATCGGACATCGCGCGCCTCGACACGGAGATCAGCGCCTCGGGCGCCGACTCGCTCTGGCGCGCGCCGTCTCACTCGATGAGCGCGTATGAGTTTCGCCGATCGATGACGCTCAAGGCGTTGATCTACGGCAACGCCTTCGCGGTCATCAATCGTTCACTCGGTGGCGAACTGCTTGAACTGATCCCGCTCGAGAATGACGAGGTCACGCTTGATGTGCGCGGGATTCCGTACTACAAAACCTCGAGCTACGGCGAAGTTCCGATCGAGTCGATGCTGCACATCCGCGCTCCAGGCACCAGTGGCCTGTGGGGCGATTCGCCAATCAGGCTGTGCTCGACCGCGATGAGCCTGATGGCTGCGCAAGAGTCGATGGCGTTGAACGCCTACGCCAATGCCGGCAACCCGAAGATCGCGCTTGTGCATCCGAACGCGCTGAGCCTCGAAGCGCGACAGCGCATCATGGCCGACTACGCAGCGAAGCACTCGGGCACAAACAATACCGGCGTACCGCTCGTGCTCGCTGAGGGCATGCGCATCGAGCGCATCTCCAGCACGCTCGACGACACTGGCCTCGCAGCTGCTCGATCATTCAGCGTGAGCGATGTCTCGCGCATCTACGGCGTGCCACTGTCGTACCTCGCCGAGAGCACTGGATCGGCGTATGGCTCGATGGAGTGGCTCTCGCGCATGTACGTCGACTCGTGCCTGTCGATGTGGCTCGAGGCTTGGCGCAGCGAAGTGCTGCTGAAACTCGCGACACCATTCGACACGATGTACTGGGATGTCGATGCGCTGATTCGTCCAGGCGTCGCTGAGCACATGGCCGCGCTTCGCACTGGAGTCGAAGCGGGAATCATCACCCGCAACGAGGCGCGCGATCGACTCGACCTCGAACCGTTGGAAGGCCTCGATGAAATCATCGTGGCGCTCAATATGGGCACCGGCGGCGGCAAGTCAAACATCGGTGATGACACATCATCAGGGAGTACCAATGATTTCCCGCCGTGACTTCACTGGCGTCTCGAAGGTCGAAGGCCGAACACTGCGCGGAGTCGCTGCGGTGTATGGCCAGCCATCTCGACCGATCACTGAGCAAGGGCGCACCTTCACAGAGCGCATTGCGCCTGGCGCATTCGGCGCGTCGCTCGAAACCGACATTAAGCTGTACTACAACCACAACGCATCGATGCCGCTCGCGCGCACGAAGAGCGGCACGCTCGAGCTTGCCGACTCGCCAAGTGGCTTGCAGTACGAAGCGAGTCTGCCAGACACCACGCTCGGCAACGACGTGCGCGCGCTGCTCGAGCGCGGAGATCTCAGCGGCGAAATGTCGTTTGGCTTCTATGTTGTGAGCGACACATGGAACAAAGCAAAGACTGAGCGCACGGTGAACTCCGCGCGCCTCGTCGAGATCAGTGTTGTTGTCGACGCTGCATACCCACAGACCACCTCGAGCCTACGTCATGTCGACGCAGGCATCACTGATGCCGTCGCTGCACGGCTCGAACTTCACATCCAAAGGATCTCCAATGTCTGAACCAATTGACGAACTCTCGAGCATCAATCACAAGTACCGCGCCGCGCTCACTGCGTATCAAGCGCGCACTGGCCTCGCCCCGCAAACCGTGGACACGCGCGGCAGTGGCGAGGAAAAAGAAAAGTTCGCGCGCATGGATGCGGACATGAGCGCAACCGAGCTGCTCGCGCAGAACGCTGCGCTTGCTTCGCGCTTGTCGAAGCTTGAATCGACCCCACAGTTCGATCGCTTGAACAAGAAGGTCACCGGCCTCGGCAGCGACGAGTACGCCGAGCGCTACATGCACGCGCTTGCGCGCGGCGACATGGAGAGCTTCCGCGCGGTTACTGCGCTTGCAACCGGTTCAACTGGTGCTGCGGTACCGACTGATCTCGAGCGTCGCATCGTCGAGAAGATGTACCATAGCAATGTGCTGCGACAGATCGCCGTCGTGAACACGATCGACAGCAAGCGCACGATCTCGGTTGAGTCTGCTTTGCCAACGACCACCAAGGTCGCAGAATCCGCAGCGGATCCAGGCACCGGCACCTCCGCTACGCTGTCGTACCCAACTTTCGGCACGCAGATCAGCGTTGCGTTCACGAAATACGTCACGCCGGTCAAAATGAGCCAAGAGTTTATCGAGGATTCCATTGGCAGCGGTGGCATCGGCTCAGGCATGGAGTACGTCGCGCGCAAGTGTGCGATGTCGATGAGCCTGAAGCACGAGGAGCAATTCACCATCGGCGACGGTAGTGGTGATCCACAAGGCATTGCATTGAGCGGGTTGCTCAGCACCGTCACCGATATCGGTGCAGGTGTTGCAATTACAACGGTGACCGCAGACAACGTCATTGACTGCTGGCACGGTTGCCCTGTTGCGTATCGCAATTCGCCGAAGTTCCGATGGCTGATCTCTGACACATTCTTGAAGGTGATCCGCAAACTCAAGACCACCAACGGCGACTACATCTTTTCGCCGAACAACAGCGGCGTTGGCCAGAACGTTGTCGGTTTGCCAGGCACGATTTACGGCACGCCTTACTCGGTCGGACAGTACATGCCGACGGCAACAGTGGACGGCAACGCCTTCGCAGTCGTCGGCGATTTCAATTACTTTGAAATCTTCGATCGTACCGGCATTACCTCGATGCTCGATCCGTACTCCGGAGCGCTCACTGGTCAAACCACGCTCTACGTCTACTCGCGCACAGATTCGCGCGTGATGCAGAACGAAGCATTCTCCGCGATCACAGGCTGATCCAAACTCTTTTCTCCCTGCGCGCGCAGTGGGTGACCTCACTGCGCGCGTTTAATGTCCGTACCACTTTCGACAATCAAGTCAGCGTTGAAGATTGACTTCGACGATGACGACCGCGAACTTCTGCGCTTGCGCGAGGCGGCTGTGTCGTTGATCGAGCGTCGCACACAGATCGCGATGACGCCTCAAACGGTTCCGCTTTATCTCAAAGAGTTCAGAGACACACTGATCCCTGCACATCCATTCGTGAGCGTGAGTCTCATTCAATATCGCGACCAGCTCAACGCTCCGATCACAATGCCGATCACCGATTACTGGCTCGATTTCACTGAGGGCACGATGCCAGTGCTTCGATTCCTTCAGGTGCCAGTGATTTATCCAGGCACGATGGCAACAGTGTTCTACTTGTGCGGATACACCGCGCTACCGAGCGATCTGGTGCACGCGATCATTGCGCTTGTCGGTCACTGGTACAACAACCCCGAGGCTGCATCACCGATCTCGCTGTCGACAGTTCCCTTGTCGATGGGCTTTATTCTCGA